GTTCTGAATTGTGGACAAAGGGAGCAGACTAGGTGCGGTAGAAGTCCGCTTAAATCCCCTGCATTGAGTCGAGCCTAGTCAAGGATACAGTGAGGCGTTCTATGAGAGTACAATCGCCCTCTACCGCAATGGAAGGCCGCGAAAGGAGGGCGGCACCTATGTTTACATCCCTACAGAGATGGCTTCTCCCATCCCCAGAGCCATCACCCATTGCCGACTTCCATGTTGGGGCCTCCCAAGAGGACATGGAAGTGGTTGCCAATCTCGGTCTCTTGAGACCGGGGCGTCTGTGCCGCCATGGGCACAGGGTTGAGGGCAGGAATGCCTATCGACGGCGAAATGGCAAGGTGGAGTGCCGCATCTGTCGGGCAGCGGCCTCCCGTCGTTATAGAGCCCGGCTACAAGACTGACAAGCCAGGGGGACGGTCAAGCCCGTCCCCCGATGCCTCCCACTGGATCGCCGTTCTAGGAGGCGGCACAACATGACAACTGCTCTTAAACGCTCCGATCTGCTAGACCTTCATGTAGTCGAGGGTTTAGTAACACTTCTATCTCAACATGCTAGCACACATCCTCGCCTGTTTGAGGTCCTAGCTGTGAACCTGCAAGAACGTGGCTATCGTCTTGTAGCTGAGCAGAAAGGCGTGAGCGGCACCTACATTAGGGTTGAGAAAGTACAAGACTAACAAGCACTGGGCTCTCGGCCGCAAGGCCGAGGGCCTTTTGCGTTTGGAGAATTGCTGCTATGGAGGAAGAGTTCGAGCTACGACTGACTGCTCGGGAGCTGAGCTTCATCCACTTGATAGTACGTACCCTAATGCTCCTAAACAAAGCTAACAAGGCGAGAACCATCTCGCAGGATCAGGAGACACAACATGCAGACCCAGCATATCATACAGTTGAGTAACAACTATGTGATCGCCTTCGAGAGGGGTGGCGGCAAGATGCAGGTCACTGTCAAGGAGAACAATCAACTGAGGGCCACCGGCTCAGGTGAGCTGGAGGACTATAAGAGGATGTTCGACCTTGCTGTTGGCACGGTGCCTGAGTCCAAGGACGCAGGTAAGCCAGGCACTAGCCCAACGCGGCAGGAGCAGCAGAAGCCCAGCGCCCCTGTCAAGACAGAGCCCTCCAAGAAGTAACCCAGATTGGTGGAGTTCTCTCTCGGTTCTCCACCATAGGGGCAGGCTGGGTCACACCCCGCGTCCTGGCCTGCCCCACTTCCCACAGCGGGGCCTACAAGGAGTCTACAATGACCAAGATCGCAGATGTGAATACCATCAAGGAGACGTTCCTTTCCGGTATCGAAGAAGGGGATGCTATTGAGGCTCTCAACGTCGCCGTCAGGGCGTTGAAGGCAGTCGGTCTCTCCAAGTTCATGGCCTGCACCATGGCTGCCCACTGGGCGGTCGAGGCCGGCTACATCGACCCGGAGAACGAGGACGAGGCTGAGCGGCAAGCCGAAGAGGCCGTTGCCTAGCCTAGACTAGCATGGGGTCTGCCTCTTGCGCCGGGGCAGACCCTTTTTGTTGTCAACACGGGAGTTCCAAAATGGCAGACGATCGCGATACTATCCTGAAGCGTATCATAATGTCACTAGCAGTACACTCAGACGAACTGCAATCCATCGCTGACGAGATGGAGGGTGATGGAGATGAGTCAGAGGAGGCTCAAACTAAGTTTGGAAATGTCACAGATGCCATTGTCTTTATTGACACAGCGCGGGAGAAGCTCGCGGGGGAGGCCGATGACCCGGAATGATCGCGGGCCTGCCCAGGCTGCCCGGCCGTCGCGATCCGGCCTCGGGGACGGGGGGCTATGCCCCCCACCCGTGGGGCCATCCACAGGCCTCCCAGGCGATCCTCCGCCCACGTACAATATCCACAAGGATCAAACAAGATGCGACGCCTCCTCCTACATGGGATCAAGCTATATCGCTACGAATATGATCTGATCCGCCACTGGATCACCTCCAAGGCATGGAAGAAGGTCCATGCTTGGGAGGGCCTTCTCCACTTTCTCTACTTCAGCGCCATAGTCATCGGAGCTAAGGAGATGTATGTGGGGGCTGCCGCCCTCCTGGCCTTCCTCATCGCTATATCTATCTTCATTGGAGAGGGAGAGTGATCGTGCGACACAAGGAACATGATTGGCTAGTCACCCTTGGTCTGGTAGTGGTAACCCTGCTGGCTATCCTCGACCACGATCATAGGATCATCGCAGTAGCAGGCTTGATTGTTAACCTCCTATGGGTATGGACATGACAAAAGACCCGACTATGGTAAAGGTCGCCAAGATGCAGAACCTTCTTGATTTCCTGACCGACGGGGATGGAGAAGAAGGCACAATCATCCTGATGCATCTTCTAACTAAACTCTGTGCTCCTGAACTTGACAGCACCAAGATGATAAAGTCCTTGGATGAAGTCAAGGAACTTAAGATATTCCTGAAGGAGAGAAAGGCGGCAGAATGGATATAGACGCTGAAACTAAGAGTTGGATATCTCTCTGGTTCTGGCTAACGCTAGCATGGCTTAGCCTAACCTACCTGGCTTTCATAGTCCTCTTCGTAGGTCTACCAACAACGTAACAAGGAACACAAGATGAAGAATATCTTTGTAGAACTGACCGAGGTAGCGGTGGATGGCGCTGGAGCGGTCACGAGTAGATCGTGCTGGGTCAACATGAGCCGAGTACAGGAGATGCGACTTGGCTTTATCCCTATTCCTCATAGCGATCCAGTGAATGTAACTGAGCTAACTATGAATATTCCTAATTACGAAATCACAGTAATGGAACCGCCTGACGTTATTATGGAACAACTACATAAGATTAACGACGAGAAGCCGGAGGTGGGTCATGACCAGGCCTAAGAAACCCAAGCGGGACAACGACATCGAGAAGCTAGTTGCCCAGACAGATAGCTACTCCGATGCCGACATCTACCACAAGACCTTCCTCTGCAGAGGGACCATTGCCCGGCTTCGGTCGGGCAAGACCCGTTATCCTAACCATATGACTATGGTGGGAGTAGCGGCGGCTGTTGGTCTAGAATGGAGGCTCGTCAAGAAGTGATCTTTCGGTATGCCTGGCGACACTGGATAAGGTACTACAAATACACAGTAGGATAACACAATGAGCACAATCGTCAAGACTGGCTGCAGGCTTCTGGTTAACTACCAATCAGAACCTCCTCGCACGCTATACGGTGACCTGCATGTAGTAGGAAACTGTGCCATCATGTACTATCCTTCCAACCAAGGACCTTGGCAGAATACAAGCCATCATGGAACTCTTACATATGGATTATCCTATGGAGACGAGTTCCAGCGGGATGGTTCTCCCTATAATATCCTAGTCGTTCCTGCCGACAGGATCACCCTAAAGCCAGATGCCCTCCATCCGCTTGATATGGGTAAGTGGGTTACTGCGGGTGGCTTGGTAGTGGGCTGTCCCTACTGATAGGCAACACAATGGCAGACAAGAAACCTAAGGACTACCTCATGGCTGAGGCTGCTTACAACGCCTTTTATCAGCAGCAGCCTCAGGTTTTCTTCGACAACCTGGCCCACGACTATCAGATGAAGTGGGTAGCTGTGGCTCGGGAAGTTGCACTTGTGCATGATACCTACAAGACAGGACCAAGGAAGGGAAAGTTCAAGTCATCTGAAGAGGTTCGTGCTAGATGGCGTGAACAGAAGCGAAAGAGCCAAGCCAAGTTGAAAGGAGACAATGATCTGCCTAAAAAAACTGATTGAAATATGGCGCTGCCGGTGCCATAAATGGCGTGTCGGTTGTGCCATGCGGCACGCCTAACAAAGGAGAGAAAAAGTGGCAGCTATCGAAGTGAAAGCAGAGCGTACCAACGGCAACTCAGTGACTGCAAACTGGGAGCTGGGCGACACAGTGGCCGCCCTCCAAGAGCAGTTTGGCGAGGACGTGATCTTCAGTCACGTCAAGCGCAGTCTGATTATTGCCGTTCAGGCATTCATGCGAGGTATGCTCGACGCGGGGAAGTCGCCTGAGGAAATCCAAGCGGCCGTTGCCGAGTGGAAGCCCGGCTTGAGAAAGGCGGCAAAGTCGCCGCTAGAGCGTGCTCGGGAAGAGATCGCCCGCATGTCTCCGGCTGACAGGACCGCTCTGGCCAAGGAGATCAGGGCTAGAGCTAACTAACCAGGAACTCACCCAGTCAGCTCTTCACGCTTCCCGCAGCGTTGACTGGGTGAATAGGGGCTCCGGGGGTATCCCTCATTCCTCTGGAGCCCCGCTTGACAAGAGAACAAGGTAGAAATGCCCTTCCATGAAATACGACACCCTAAGGTGTTCGTTCCTAACAAATCCTATCATGACTTCTCCGATGCCAACCGCTTCGGGGAACTGGTATTCTTGACAGAAGGCGTACAAGATCGTTTTAAGATCAACGATTTATATAGGCGTATAGAAGGTAAGCTAGCCAACGCAGGGCCGGGGGACTATCTACTGATCAGTGGGCCTAGCACAGTCAATGCTATTGCAGCTAGCATCCTAGCATTCAAGTTCGGACGTATAAACTACCTCGTTTACGACGGTGCTATGGCCCGATATGTGTCTAGACCCATAGTCCTAAGTCAAGCAGAGGAGACGGGGAATGTCGAAGCAAGAGGATGACATAGACGTAGATTGGAAGCCCTCAACTGAGAGTGAGAGGGCCTGGGACGGATTGCCACCTATCGGTAGAGAGGCACAATCAATGCAGCAGACTATAGATACACAACTGTCTACGGGCGGCATCGTCAAGACGATCGTTCCTACTATCATGCAGTGTGGCTGTGGGGGCTTCCTGGTCACCATCCCAGGCATAGGCACCTTCGCTGCCTCTACGATGGAAGAGATTATGGGCTTCGTAGAGGCCAAGACTATGGACCACTTCAAGGCCAAGAAGGCAGAGTTTCCCCGCATTCTGCGAGACAAGGTCAGGGACACTGGGGAAAGCCTAGCTGAAGGTATGTCCAGTCTACGTAAGCGGGTAGATGTAGGCATAGCGATGATAGTGCTGGGTGGCCTGCTGGTAGGCTTCACCCTCTTTGGAGGACTACACAATGAAGGACAAGAACGTACTGGCAGTGCTAAAGCCGCCAACGGATCACCCATTCAAGACGGTGTGCGAAGCGGTAAGATTGCACGCGGAGAAGGGCCGCCTCTGCTACCAGAAATTCAGCTGCTCAAAGTGCGGCCAACGCCTAACGATGGAGACGCCCAACGTCTTTCACAAGACGGGCTCCTGCGACCAGTGTGGGGCGGTAACGGACATTGAGAAGCAGGGCTGCAACTACCTGCTGGAGATGCATAACGCTACCCTAGACGACCTAGCCAGAGCAGAAAAGGAGGCTCGTGATGGTTGAGTCGGTCATAATGATGCTGATCTACCTCTGCATCTTGGTAGGGGTGATCTATCTGATCATCTATGTACTGGGCCAGATCGGCATTGCTATCCCACCGCCTATTATGAACATCATCTGGGTTGTTGTGTTGCTAGTTGCCCTTCTAATTCTGTGGCAAACTTTCGGAGGTAGACTGCGTGGCATCGGATAACTTGGAACAGCCAGCACCAAGATCAAACAACCTTCCATCAGTTTGGGACTTGGTGCTGGCTGATATGTCAAACAGAGATGCCGTTGGGAGGGAGCGCTATGGAACGCCTCTGCAGCCACACAACGGACGGGATGCTCTAAAGGACTTATATGCTGAGCTGCTAGACGCCTGTGTCTATCTACGTCAGACCCTATACGAACGAGATGGCAAGTGACCTGCAACCATGACAAGAGGGCCGACAGGGTCCTGAGGCTATACGACAACACGAGGATATCCGACTACAAGCGGTGTCCTCGCTTGTTCTACTATCGCCATGTCCGAGATTGGCGTCCCGACGGAACCAGGACACCCCTAGTGTTTGGAGGCGGCTGGCACGCAGCGATGGAGGTCATCTGGGCAGGGATGACCCCTCCTGCGATTATGCCCTCCAAGGAGATACTGGCCAAAGCGGCCTATATCGCCTTCTGCAAGTACTGGCAAGATGAAGGGATGCCTCCTCCCGACGAGATCGGCTATGAGGAGGAGAAGGAGCTATCTCCCAGGACGCCCAGTCAGGCCCTAGAGATGATCGTTGCCTATATCGACTATAGGTCCCGGAATAGGGATGACTTTGAGCTAGTGTCAATGGAGAAGCCCTTCGCTGTTCCGCTCGACCCAAAGGACCCCACTCTGTTTTATGTAGGGAAAATCGACAAGGTTGTCAAGCGGCGAGGAAAGATCATTGGCATTGAGCACAAGACCACAACGGCCTACCGGAAGGAAGGGAAGTTTCGATCCACCTTCTTGGACTCATTTAGTCCCAACGCGCAGGTGGACGGCTATCTGTATGCTCTCCACATGATGTTTCCTGACCAGGTAGGAGGAGTCTGGGTAGATGCCGCGCTTGTCCACAAAAGCGACGAAGGATTTATGTTCATCCCAGTCGAGCGACAGCTCCAGCACCTCGACGGCTGGCTCTGGGAAGTCCAAGACTGGATCAGGCGCATTGAGGAAGACAAATCTGAGCATAAAAGGTCGAAGGCGTCCGACCCTTACCTACGAGCATTCCCTAAAAATACCAACAGCTGCTGGGACTTCAATAGTGCGTGTGCGTATCTTGGTCTCTGTAAGGCGTGGCCCAATCCCATCGACCGACCTATTCCGGCAGGCTTTACAGCGAAGCGTTGGGATCCTCTTGAACACATTGGACCTATAGAAGGAGTGACAGATGGCAACGATAAAGGGTGATCCCTTTCGGAAGAACTACGGTACACTGAGCGATGACCAGAAGCGTATGATGGACGTTACCAAGACAGTCTATGAGAATTCCTGGCAGGCACTTACTGCGGTCGAGATGGCCTTCGGCTCCAGCAGGGATATCTCGATGGCCAAGACCGATCTGCAGAATAGCTGCATGTGGGCAGTTAGGGCTATAACCAAGATGCCGGGGCAAGAGTGATCCCAGCATGGCAGGTGGGCCGATCCACCATATAGAGGAGTAGTGCGAGAGCGTTTCCCTCATACTAGAGCACGGTGCAGCTGCGCAACCAGCTGCACCACTCCTACAAGAGGAATACAATGCTAGATAAGCACATGGAAGAGCCACTGCTCTTCAAGAGAAAGCGCCTTGACTTCTGGAGGATGCTAGCAGAGATGCCCAACGCCAAAGACGCCACCCTAAGTACACAAGAACGAATACTGGTAGCTGGAAAGACGGGAACAGGTAAGACGGCCCAGATATGGACCCTGCCCGGTCGGAAGTTCGCCTACATCTTCGATCCCAACTCTATGTCTACACTCAGGGGATGTAACGTCGACTATGAAGAGTTCTATCCGGACTTCCTAGAGATGGATGCTACTCTAAAAGGCTTCAACAAGGGTTCCAAGTCGGACGTACCTAGAGCTGGCAAGAAGCTCGAGCCCAAGGTCTACATGAAGTGGATAGACGATATCAACGCGAAGGTGGAGAAGGGCTTCTTCAATGACTACGACTGGCTTATTCTGGACAGCCTGACCTTCCTGTCTAAATCAGTGATGGACCGGCAGTTATTTATTAACAATCGCTATGGAGATATTGAGGAGCTGGGCGACTATCGAGTGGTGGGAAGCAAGATGGCCGACGTCTTCGGAAGTATCTCCTCCCTACCAATCAGCCTCTACTGCACCAGCCACTTCACGACCTTCCAGGATGAGAAGACCAAGAAGATCGAGACCCAGCTAATGTTGCCAGGCAAGGCTAGGAACATCCTTCCCCTGATGTTCACCAATGTCTGGCTAGCCCAAACTGCTGAAGGGGAGAAAGGAACGGTGAAGTATGAGATAAGAACTCGACCAGACCCGCGTGGCCTGCAAGACGTGAGGTCGAGCATCCAAGGTCTCCAGACGATTGAGGATGTGACTATCCGAGGCTTTGGAGACTTGATTGAAGGACAGAGTGGCATTGGTGCCCTAATCACCAGGGCAAAACGCTCTGTCCCGCCAGTCTCTAAGGTAACCCAACTGAGACCATAAGGAACACAAGATGCCGTTTATCAGCGTACCTCTGGACGATGCGAAAGAAGCTGAGCCAGTGCCGGAGGGTGAGTACGATCTTAGGATCGTCAAGGCCGAAGATGGCGAGTCCAAGAAGGGCAACGCCATGACTACTGTCTATATCAAGATCGAGGATAGTGCCTATCCCAACGCGGCCCTCTTGCGGCACTGGATCACCTATCCCGATAGGGACACTCCGGCTGACCAGAGGCAGATGCGCCTCCTGGACATCAAGCGCTTCCTAACCTGCTTCGGTGTAGCCCAGGAAAGCAACGGCTTCAACTCAGATGATCTGCTGGGTGCCGTGGGAAGGAGTTTCCTCTACCAAGAAGAAGGCGATGACGGCAACGTCTATAACCGCCTGAGACTGCCTCGCTTGAAGGATTGAACCCTCATGTAAGAGACCTCGATCAAAATTTGATTGGGGTCTCTTATTCAACAGGACATGGTTATGTCTCATCTAGATAAACTGCGTAAGAGTATCGAACACATGAGCCTGGATGAGCTGCGTGAGCATGTTCGCAAGATGAGAGGAGATCGCCGTGTAAGTAAGGAGCCTCGGAGAGAGAAGAAAGCCACGGCACGGCGTAGTAGCAGTGCCAAGGGGAAGACCAGTAAGGCGATCGACAAGATGACGCCGGATCAACTAGCAGCACTGCTAGCCGAGCTAGAAGGGGATGGGGATGCAAGTTCAGGAGATACCACTCGCTAAGATTAAGGTCAAGGATCGGGCAAGAGAGGACAAGGGAGATATAGAGAGCCTAGCGGCTCTTATTAAAGAGCACGGCCTGATACAGCCTATTACGGTAGATGGCAACTTCCAGTTGATAGCTGGTGAGCGCCGTTATCTAGCACACCGCCTAATAGGCGCAGATACTATCAAAGGCATAATTCGTGACGATATCAAGACTGATACCACTCGCTTTGAGATCGAGCTTGTCGAGAACATTGCTCGGAAGGATCTCCTATGGCATGAGCGTGACAGGCTGGAGTTGAAGCTCTACAACCTAAAGATAGCCGAGTTTGGGGAGTATAACCCTGTAACAAAGAAGGGTTGGTCTCAGCATCAGCAGGCAACCCTGGTTGGTAGGTCTCAACCAGCTGTGAACCGAAGCCTACACCTGGCTCGTGTTATGGAGGAGTCTCCCGAGCTGGAACTAGACAAGTTCGAGCATGAGGATCATGCCTTTAAGGACGTTGAGCGCCTTGAAGAGGAGGTTGTTATCAAAGCGGCCAGGGCGAAAGTACCTGACCACATCAAGACAGCCATCAACGATGCTGAGGAGCACTACCTGATAGGAGATGCCCTAAAGGAGATGTCCCTTATGAAGAGGGATATCTTCGACTTCGCTGAGGTAGACCCTCCCTACGGTGTTGATCTGGACAAGCGCAAGGGCAGGAATACCAATACTAGGCCAATGGCTACATATAAGGAGTGGACCCCGGACAGCTACCCCAGTCTGTTCTTCGATACGGCTGCGCTGGTCTATGATCGCCTGAAGGACAATAAGTTCGCTGTCTTCTGGTACGGAATGAGTTGGCATTGCGATGTCCTACGTATCCTAAGGGAGGTGGGCTTCGGCGTTCCTGACATTCCAGCGGTCTGGACGAAGGGGGATAGTGGGCAGACAGCCAGTCCCTATACCACGCTGGGCTCCTGCTACGAACCGTTCTTCCTTGCTAGGAAGGGCAAGCCGAAGTTGCCCCGTCGGGGCAGAGGTAACGTCTTCGACTTCCCACCGTTGGGCAAGAAGGATCATGCCACTGAGAAACCCATAGCCTTGATGGAGGAGATACTGGACCTGTGCCTCGATCCGGGGAGTCACATCTTGATCCCTTTTCTAGGATCGGGGGTGACCCTGCGGGCCGCCTATAGGAAGAAGCATACAGGAATAGGCTGGGACCTCTCTCAGCAGCACAAGGATAGCTTCTTAAGAAGGATACAAGAGGATGTCGAGCACGACAAAGCCTGACTTTGAGGAGCTAAGGGCCCTACGTAATGCATCTGTAAGGGCGCAACTTGATGAGTTAGCCAAGAAGCTCGATATTGAGAAGCCTGAACTGGTCTGGCATAGTTTCGACTTTGATGCCTGCTATTGTGCCTGTCCAACTGGTCCTTGCGAGCACAACTTCAAAGGCTGGCGTGCCTTTGCCCATGGAGGGGGAGGTGAGACTGTCTGTGAGAGATGTGGCATGGGAGCTATGTACCACAGTCTGAGGATAGCCGAATGATCCCTGATCCTGTTACCCTCTTCATCGTCGTCAAGTTCGGTGTTCCTGTAATGATCTGGCAGAAGTCTGTGCAGATACAGTTTAGGGATATGCGGACCTGTCAGGAGACATCCCTCCAGCTAAGACAGCTGGCTAGGACGGCTCAGAATGAGCTGTATGTGGAGATTATGAGTTGTGTGCGGCAGAGAGGAGGAAAGAAGAAATGACCGAAGATAGAGTATATCGCTGGGCTAGGTTTAGAATATCTCCTGATGACGTTAATTATGTGTTAGAAAACTTGCAAGGAGGAGTATGTCCTATATCTAATAAGCCTCCCGAGAGACCAGTATCCGATCACAGTAAAAGCACTGGTTGTCATAGAGGAATATTGGAACATAGGTGTAATCTGGCTATAGGTATGTTAGGCGAGGATATAGACACAATCAGGCGTGCTATAGATTACCTGCAGAATACTGCACATCATGCTATGGTTAGTGATTATCTTGAGAGAGCTAGGGCCAGGAGACGAGGAAGACCTGATGATTATAAACCTCCAAGAACTAAGGAAGAATGGAGCGAGCACTATAAGCTGTACTATTCAGAGGAGGCTGCGCTTAGCAGGAAACATCTACACAGAAAAACTAAGCTGCTAGGTAAACTTGGAGATGATGATATCCTAAGAATAATAGAGGATCTAGAATGACCTCTCCCTATGAAGAAGGCGACCCTTCCAGCAGGCTCCTCGTCCTGGCCGAGGCTCCCGCTCGCGTTGAGATGCGTCTAGGTCGGCCCCTCGTAGGACCCAGCGGCGATGTGTTTAACGACTGCCTCCATTCCGCTGGCCTGATCCGCAAGCAATGCTATATCCTAAACGTCTGGCAGGAGCCGGTTGAGAAGGACAAGCGTGGCAACTGCTATCTCAACGGAGAGTGTCTATGGTACAGAGGAAAAGGGTATACTGCGGCTGGCCTCGATGCAGCTGCCCCTACGTTGGACCGAATAAGGTCATCGTCTGCCTCGGTCATCTTACCTATGGGTCAGCAGGCAATGGGTCTTCTAACGGGGGACGAGCGCCCAATGATGAAGTGGCGCGGCTCCCCTCTATGGTCAGATATCATAGATCGCAAGTTCATCCCGACTATCCACCCAGCGGCTACCCTTCACGGAACGTACCTCTGGCGTTACCTGATAATAGCCGACATGGAGAAGGTGAAGGGAGAGCTGGAGGATCGGGAGCTGATCCTTCCCAAGAGGAACCTCCTAATCAGGCCAACCTACGCAGACTTTTACCACTACATACAGAAATGCCGCGAAGCAGGGAGGGTATGCACGGACATAGAGGTGATGAACCATCAGGTGTCGTGCTTCAGCCTGAGCTGCGACCCAGCAGAAGCGATGACTATACCACTCTTGTCACCTTCTGGAGCAGATTACTGGACAGAGGAAGATGAGGTCTGCGTCTGGAGGGAATACGCCTCTCTGATGAGCGACCCTTCGGTAATGAAGATCAATCAGAATATAGTTGGCTTCGATGCTCCCTTTCTGTTCATGCAGTGTAATATCCACACCAAGGGCTTTCTAGGGGACCCTATGATTGCCCAGCATATCATGTACCCGGACTTCAACAAGGGCCTGGACTTCATAGCCAGCATCCACACTCGAGAGCCCTACTGGAAGGATGATGGAAAGATATGGAAGAACCCAAACATAGACTGGGAAACCTTTCAGCGTTACTGCGGCCGCGACGCCTGTGTGGCATTAGAAGCGTGGGACGTACTATCGAAGGAGATGACCGATGGCGGCTACTGGCCC